GGCGGCCGCCGTAGCGACCTGTGGGACATAGTGTTCACGCAGAGCGAGAAGCTGCGTGAGGTGACAGGGCACACGCTGCCCGGTAACAAGGCAAGGCTGAAGGAGAAGATGGGGCAGTTCAAGAAAGGCGGTTATGCGGCGCTGATAAGCGGCAAGATAGGCAACAGGAACACCCTCAAGATAACGGAGGATGCAGGGCGGAGGCTGATAGCGCTGAAGCGCAGCCGTGTGCCGGTGCTTACGGACAGCCAGATATTCGAGACCTTCAACAAGGAGGCGGAGGGCAAGGGATGGAAGCCGCTGAGGAGCATACGCAGCCTGAAGACATGGTTAGAGAGCTCCGCCATAGAGCCGCTGTGGCATGATGCGGTATATGGCGAGATGAGCGCGCACCAGAAGTTTGACAGGAGGCACAGGACGGAGCTGCCGACGATGAGGGATGCGCTGTGGTACGGTGACGGCACGAAGGTGAACCTCTACTACCGAGACGATAACGGTGATGTGCGCACGACGAGCGTGTATGAGGTGATAGACGCAGCCACGGAGACCTTCCTCGGCTTCTGCATCTCGGACCACGAGGACTACGAGGCGCAGTATATGGCATACAGAATGGCCATCCAGGTGAGCGGCCACAAGCCCTATGAGATAGTGCACGACAACCAGGGCAGCCACAAGAGGGCGAACTCAAGCGGAATGCTTGACAAGATATGCCGCGTGCACAGGACCACCGCCACATACAACGGTGCCTCGAAGACGATAGAGAGCGTGTTCGGCCGTTTCCAGCAGCAGGTGCTGCACAAGGACTGGCGCTTCACCGGGCAGAACGTGACGGCGACGAAGGAGAGCAGCCGTCCGAACATGGAGTACATCCTTGCGAACAAGGACAGCCTCTATACCCTTGACGAGCTGAAGGCGGCATACTTGAAGGCGCGCACGGAGTGGAACGAGATGGCGCACCCTGCCACCGGCGAGGCGCGTATAAGGATGTACGAGAAGAGCGAGAACCCCGAGACCCCGGTGGTGACGGCGAGCGATATGGTTGAGATGTTCTGGGTGACGTGCGACAGGATGAGCACCTTCACGAGCAGCGGCATAGAAATCACGGTGAAGGGCAAGAAACGCGCCTACGAGGTGATGAGCGAGCCGGGCGTTCCGGACACGGAGTGGCGCAGGAAGCACACCTACCAGCAGTTTGTTGTCAAGTATGACCCATACGACTTCAGCAGCATCCGCCTGTACTGGAAGGACAAGGCCGGCGAGCTAAGGTTTGAGCGTGTGGCCGAGCCGTACATGACCATCCACCGTGCCCTGCAGGACCAGACGGAAGGCGAGGCGGCCTTCATCAGGGCGCAGCAGGCGGCCACGGAAGAGAGCCGCATAGAGCGCCAGGTGGCCGCCAAGGAGATTGAGTACGCTGAGGGCGTGGCACCCGAGCAGCACGGCATGGTGACCCCGAGCCTGAAGGGCGTGAGGACTGGCGTGCAGCGGCAGATAGACCGGAGGACGCGCAAGTACAGCGAAAAGCCCCGTGAGCTGACTCTGGGCAGGGTGATGAAGGACATGAGCAACACAGACTGGATGGACATTATGGGCGAAGGTTGCATTACCGTTGACATGAAGAAGGTGGCCGGGAAATTATAAGTTATTAGTTAAGAGTTATAAATTATCAGTTATTATTTCAATATGGAACAGAAACAGAAGGAACAGATAGCGCAGCGCCTAAGGGCGTATGTGGCTAAGTACCCGAGCCAGAACAAGGCAGTGGGCAGTCTGAAGGGTACAAGTGTCGGTACCGTGAGCAGCATTCTCAACGGCAAGTGGGAGAACATCAGCGACGAGATGTGGCGCAAGCTGGGCGATCAGGTGGGCACATCCTCCAACGTTGACGGCTGGCAGATAGTGGAGACGGGCGCTTACCAGGAGATAACCTACGCTCTGGATGACGCGCAGCGCTGGAAGAACGTGACATGGGTTGTGGGCGAGGCCGGCTGCGGCAAGACTACGACAGCGAGAATATATGCGGATGAGCACAAGGAGGTGTTCTACCTGCAATGCTCGGAAGACCTGCACAAGGGGGAGTTTGTGAGGGAGATAGCCCGTCTGGTGGGTATCAGGAGCGAGGGGCGCACGGTGCGGATGCTATGGAAGGCTATCCTTGACAGCCTTATCCAGATGGACGCTCCGCTGCTGGTATTCGACGAGGCTGACAAGCTGACGGAAAACGTGTTCCACTACTTCATCAGCCTCTACAACCAGGTGGAGGACAAGTGCGGCGTGGTGTTCATGAGCACGGACTACATCAAGAAGCGCATAAGCAGGGGCCTGCGGTGCCAAAAGCCGGGCTACAAGGAGTTCTACAGCCGCATAGGGCGTAAGTACTTTGAGCTTGAGGACACGACTGCGAATGACGTGTACGCTATATGCACGGCCAACGGTCTGAAGGAGCGTAAGGAGATAGACGAGGTGATAAGGGACGCTGAGCAGTGCGACTTCGACCTGCGCCGCGTGAAGAAGAGCATCCACAGGGTAAAACGGCAGAAATAGTGGTTTGGTGGTTTGGTTATTTAGTTGTTTTGTTATAAAAACAGAAGACAGATGAGAGCATTGACAGTAAAGGAGATATTGAACAAGAAGCGCCAGACGTTCCCCTTTGAGGGACGGTGGGCTGACGCTTTCGGCCAGCCGGAGCGTACAGGTGTGTGGTTCATCTGGGGACGTAGCGGCAACGGCAAGACGAGTTTCGTGATGCAGCTGATAGAGGAGCTGTGCAAGTATGACCGTGTGGCCTTTGACAGTCTGGAGGAGGGTGACAGTCTCTCCATGCGTGACAAGCTGGTGAGGCACGGCCTGAGCAAGGTGGGCGGCCGTCTGCACCTGCTGAACGCCGAGCCTATCAATGACCTGCAGGAGCGCCTGTCACGGCGTAAGAGTTATAATATTGTGGTTGTTGACTCGTTCCAGTACACGCAGATGACGTACAGCGACTACATCAAGTTCAAGGAACGCAACAAGGACAAGCTGATTATCTTCATCAGCCACGCCTCGGGCAGTATGCCGAGGGGCAGCGCGGCGGTAGGCGTGATGTATGACGCCACGCTGAAGATATGGGTGGAGGGTTTCAAGGCGTTCTCCAAGGGACGGTTCATCGGCCCTACGGGGGAGTTTACCGTATGGGACAAGGGGGCGGCACGGTATTGGGGAGGTTAGCTGTTTAGTTATTTGGTCATTTGTTATGAGTACAGTAAAAAGAAGCATTGAGCTTTGTCCTCCTGAGATGGAGGTGAGTAAGGAGACGCTTGTCAGCGTTGGGCACAGGTGTGGCTGCTGCAAAGGCAGAGGATGGTTCTGGCGTGATGATGTCCACAATGAGTATGAGAAGATACCCTGTCCGATATGCAAGGGGTGCTGCGGGGTTGACGCAGTGATAGAGATACGGTGGCAGCCGAGCGTGCACGGGGAGGTTAAGAGTTAAGAATTTAGAATTAAAAATTAAGAATTATGATTACTGTCAAATCAGCAAAATTCTACGAGTGTAAAGTACGCTACGAGAAAACGTTAGAGGATGGCTACCAGAAGAAAGTGGCAGAGGCATACGTTGTCGATGCGCTTTCATTCACAGAAGCGGAGAAGCGTGTAATAGAAGAAATGTCCGCTTACATCAATGGTGAGATTGAAGTCACGGCAATCAAGATTGCGCCGTACAAAGAGGTTGTTTTCTCTGGCAAAGCCGAGCATGATAAATTCTACCGTGTCAGGTGCGATTTTATCGTTTTTGATGAGAAAACAAACAAGGAGAAAAAGACCGCCATAGACTACCTTGTGCAGGCGGCAAGTGTGGAAAGTGCGAGAAAGAACTTAGAGGAGGCAATGAAAGGAACCATGATTGATTACGTCATAGTCTCCCTTGTCGAGACTCACATTGAAGATTTGTTTATTTATAATTGATTTGTCATTATGAAAAAGATTTTAGCAAGAGTGCAGGCGTGGTATAGAGCAATGTGCGATGACCAGCGTAAGAACAAAGAGGCACGCTGTCTGCTGCGCCTCCACAAGGAGGCGGAAGCAATTATTCAGGTATGCGAGAGAAACGGCAAGATTTATGCTTGCTACGACGGTGTCCCACTGTTTGACGAGAGTGAGGCCATTCGCACACTTCCCGGGATATTGAATGCCATGAGGGAGAATTATGTGGAATATTTCAGGACAATCAAACGGTAATAAGTTATGGGAGATGTCAGCAACTTCCACCGCTTTTTTGCGGCTTTCAATGAGCTGCCATGCGGCGGTGACCGCGAGGAGTTCCGCAGGAGTATCGTCAGCCAATACACGTGGGGCAGGACGGAGAGCCTGCGTGAGATGACGAGGGCGGAGTATGAGGCCTGCTGTGACGGATTAGAGAAGCTGAGCGGCCGTAAGGAGCGTTTGAGGAAGGAACGCTCCGCCTGCCTGAAGCAGATGCAGCGGATGGGCATCGACACGAGCGACTGGAACCGTGTGAACGACTATTGCCGTCATCCGCGCATCATGGGCAAGGAGTTCGCGAGGATAAGGCTGGACGAGTTCCCCGGGCTGATGAGAAAGCTGAGGGCGATAGAGAGGAAGGGCGGCGTAAAGCCGGAGGTCAAGAGGTCCAAGGTTATCAGGTTGGAGGTCGTTAAGGTGGATGGAGAGGCGTAGGCGGTTATAAGTTAAGAGTTATAAGTTATGAGTTATAAGTTCAACAATTAAAAAGAAAGAAAAAAATGGAAGACGAGAAGACAATGAGAGTGGATGTTAACAGCCTTAGTGACGATGAGAGAGCCGCGCTGCTGGCGGAGTTGCAGGCCAAGGCGAAGAGCGACCGCATCAGCCGCCGTGAGACCTACGAGGCATTGCGCGGCGAGTTCATGCACGACGTGATGGAGAACGTCGTTGACGTTGCTGCGACGGTGACGCAGTTCAAGATATGGCTTGAGAAGGAGGTAGCGGCGTTCACTCAGGTTATGAAGGAGTACGGTCAGGTGAAGAGCGGCGATCAGCGCAGCTACACGATAACCGACGGTGATTTCCGCATAGAGATGAAGAGCAATCAGGTGAAGGCTTTTGACGAGCGTGCCGACATGGCGGCCGAGCGGCTGATAGAGTACCTGCGGCAGTATATGCAGAAGAGCGAGAAGGGTGCCGACGACCCGATGTACCAGATGGCGATGACGCTGCTGGAGCGCAACAAGGCAGGAGACCTTGACTATAAGAGCATATCTAAGCTGTATGAATTAGAGGACAAGTTCGATGCGGAATACAGCGAGATAATGGGACTGTTCAAGGAGGCCAACGTGGTGCAGCGCAATGCGGTGAACTATTACTTCTCCCAACGCGACAAGGACACAGGCGTGTGGAAGAGGATAGAGCCGAGCTTCTGCCGAATTTAGGTCTCACTTCTCAAGTGATGGAAATTAGTTGTCATTAGAAAAAAAAGTCCGTGAAAAGTTTTGTGTTTCACGGACTTTTTTGTATTTTTGCATGATAAAATGTGACTATGGGTAAAGGTAGGGATTCAGAACTTATACGTCTCCGCGACATGGCGTTGTGCCGCCGTTATTATGAGCTGACGGAGAAGCAGCGCCTTCGTTTTGACGATGCGTTGAGGATACTTTCCAAGCAGGAGTTTTTTCTGAGCGAGGAAAGGATCATGTGCATCGTGCGCCGCATGGTGGGCGAGATGGAGAGCATCGCCCTGAAGCCCGTTCCCAAGGTACGTATGCCACGCCTGACACACAAGCAGCTGGAGCTGTTTGGTGAGGAGTAACAAAGACATGGGAACATTTGTCCTCATGCTTTTTTATACGTTCAATTCAAACCTTACATCATCATCTCCGTTGAGCAGCATTCGCGTGCGTTCAATGTTGTTCTCGTATATGTGCACGTTGCCAAGGTTGAGCGTTATGGACTTCAACGGCAGCTCTATCTGCCGCGCCATCAGATACAGGTGGTATATGTCAGCCGGCAGCCCGAGGTTCGCGTCACTGCTGCGCTGGTATGCGGACAGCACCAGCTCGCCATCATCTATCTGGAACTGTACGAGGCTAAGGCACGGAGCCTGATTACTCTCCGCACCTGTCTCACCAAGGAACAGCACATAGTTCTTGCTGTTGCGCTTCTCGCTGTTTATCTTCTCAATAAGTGGCGGCAGCTTCTCAAAGTATGTAGGATAACTGTTCACCAGTACCGAGCCGCAATAGTCCCACCAGTTGATGCCCACGTCGCGGTACCGTTCCACGTTCCGCTCACCCTTCATAAACAGCTGCAGCTCGTTCCGCAGCTTCTTTCTGGCAATGCCGTGGCTCTCAAATATGTCAAGCAGGTCGGCCGGTGTCAGTGACAGCCGCTCGTTAAGCAGGTAACGTATGTTCCCCTTCCTGTTCGTCTGGGTCTTCCCGTTGCCCAGTACCTTTCCGAGTATTTGGTAGTATTTGTTCATCGTTTTAACGGCGTTTTAATGTTATTCAAGCGGCATCAGTGTAAAGCATGATGTCCGTATAAGACGAGTTGTAGTTCATGTGCGCGCCGACCTCCTTGTGGTGGCAGTTTTCAAACGGGTTGCCGATATGCCTGTTTCTGCCTATCCAGTCACAGAGTTCAATAATGGAGGACTTGTTCGATGTGAAATAGATGAAGCGGTGTCCTGCAAGCACCGTCAGCACGTCAAGGTAATCGGACAGCTTCCAGTACATCTTGTAGGTCTTGCTGTCCGTACTCAGATATGGCGGATCCACGAGGAACACCACACCCGACACGTCCTTGTACTGTTCAAACACTTTCTTGTAGTCGGCTGAGACGACCGTCATTCCTTCCAGATAGTCAGAGCAGTCAGGGTAGTCCGTCGTCCTTATCTTATTATATAATGTCTCCTTCTCCAACTCCGCGAAGGACGTGGCGTACTTCATAGAGAACAGCACCGAGGAGGACAGGGTGATATAGTCCACATAGCCATACTCCGCCTCATATCTCTGTATGCACTCCAGCACACGCTGCCTGAGCTCACCACGTATAATGCTGTGGCGTGGCACGTCTGTAATCCCTCTCAACTCCGCCAGCAGCGCGTTGGTCGCGGGTAACGCCTCCAACCGCTTTCTGTACCCATCAAAGTCATTATACACTACCGTGGAGTCCGGCTTCTGGCATTTCGCTATATGCGACAGCAGGCCGCTGCCGCCAAACAAATCCACGAATGTCGTTCCGTCAGGAAACTGTTGGAGCACCTTTATGTACTCCTTGGCAAATTTCCGCTTCTGTCCCTGAAAAGGAAGCGGTGCCGACAAGTATTGCTTTCTCATTTGTCCTGTGTATTTTTCAAACGCTGCAAAGGTACGCCTTTTCCGTTATACAAACGGTAAAACAGGCGCAAATCACACTGCACCCACCGTGCAGCGTGTTCCGAAGCGCTTGACAATACTGTATATCTTTCTCTCGCTCACCTTGTATCTCTCAGACAGGCAGGAGACGATGTAGGTGACCTTGTCCCCGTCCGCCCTCATGCGCTTGTAGTCACCATAGAGTTCTATGTAGCGGCAGTCGTCAGGCTTGAACCCGGCATTCTGAAGCCTTTTTATCAGTTCCCTGTTAAAATAAAGTATCTCAAATAGTGTCATCTCAAAATAATTTTGTACTTTTGCATCGCCAATCATTTATTAGACGAAAAACCTGCGTGACGCGGCGAAGGGCATAGGCCCCCAGTCGTGCGTCACGCAGGTGTCGTTGTTAATAAATGATTGGCGTCTATATTAACAGGCTGGGGGCTTTTTCCTTGCCCTACCCCCGAGGGCTTTTCTCAAATCATTCCGTGCGGTAGTCGTCCGGGTTGAACGCGTCCTTCCTCCGCCATCCCTCCTCCAGCGTCTCTTGGATGAAGGCCATGGCCTTCATGTAGAAGTCCCCCAGTTCCCCCACGCTCCTGAACTCGTGATATACCGGTTCCCCGTCCGTGCCGAACTTGAACGTCACCGGCAGTGTCCCTCCGTCCGTCTGCACCGCAAGGTCATGAGCCGCCTTGTAGTTCATCTGGTTCTCCGCGGAGAGCCATACCGGACAGCCCTCCCACGTGAAGCCCGAGCGTATCCGCTCCTCCGTCTCCGCGTTACGCCACGCCGTCACCACGGCCCTTATCTCCTCCGTCCCCGGCCTGTGCCCGAAGTCCGCCTCCATCCACTCCGCCGCGCCGTTCCCGCATTCCCTGATGTCCCAGCGTACCCTCCACTTGTCCTTGCGCGGAGAGGTGCACTCTATATATGCCGCCCCGGCACACCCTGTCACTTTCCTGTACTCCATGTCTTTCCTCCTGTTTGGTTTATAGGTTTATATTGCAATAGCCTTGAACGCCGCCACTGACGCCGCCCGTTTTATCACTCCCCTGAACGCGAGCCGCGAGCCTATGTACGTCACCACGCTTGTCGTGCCGTAGCCTGTGAACACGGCCGACATGCCGCCGACGTTATACTGCGCGTTATACAGCCTGCATCCCACGCCGTCCCGGCTGCCCGTCTGATGGCAGTTGCCGTAGTAGTGCGAGCTGGCCGACCCTCCCGCCATGGCCACCAGCGTGTCCATGTACCGTCCGTGCAGTACAGTCTTGGGGTACAGGTCACCCGTCTTCCTCGGTCCCTGTATCTCCCTCACCGTGCCGTCCGGCATGGGCGACCGCCACTTGTAGTCCGCCGCGCCGAGATTCCAGCGCAGCATCATCCACTCCGCCTTGTTGCCGTGCCAGTTCTCGTACCCCATGACGTTCGGCGACGCAAGGTCCTTTGCAACGCCGCCTATGACAAGGTACGCCGAGTTCTCCGTCGGGTTGTCCGGATTGGCGAACGTGTCGTTCATGCCTATCCCGCCTGTCCTTCCCGTCGTCCTGTCATTGGAGCTGGACCCTCGTCCGCAGGTGCCGCGGCTGTCACGGCTGCCGTACTTGGCGTAGAACAGGTTGCACACGTCCTTGTGCATCTCGTAGTCCATCATACGGTAGCCCTCGCCCCTGTTGCCGGCAAGGGTGTTGAAGTCGTCCCAGCTGCCGTCCGACGGCTTGACGCCGCTGACGGAGCGCAGGCCACCGCCGCTTACACTCGCCTCGAACACGCCCGTCAGGCACTCCTCATGCTCCACCCAGTCCGGCTCCACCGCCTCCACCTTGTCACTCTTGGTCAGCAGCACATAGTCGAACGGCGCGGAGTTCAATACGGTGAACACAAGCGACACCGCCCCTTCCGGTATGTCCGTGAAGCAGTACATGCCGTCCAGCATGCCGCAGTCCGCTCCCGCTGCCATGCGCTTCACGATGTTGCCGCCGGCATCAACCATCACCGCGCCGTACTCGTCGTGCGCCACCGACGGCCAGCGCACCTGCCTGTAACCCTCCACGGCCACCGTGTAGCATGAAGCGCCGCTCACCGGGCTTTCCGCCTCGCTGACGGTGGCGTGGCTTGCGCCTGCGCTGACGGCGTAACCGCCCCTTACCGTCATCTCGCCCCTGGCAACCCTCACGCTCTCTCCGGAGGGCTCGGGGCATCCATCGTCCGCGCTGAACACGGAATACTTCCTTCTGTTCAGGAAGTCGTTAACGCCCTTGTACCAGTAGTGTGGCTCATACAGCATCACGTCTCCCATCTCCCCCGTCAGCTCCGCCGCCGTGCCGTCATGGAAATACATGGAGTTGTTGTCGTGCAGGCGGCATACGGTGACCTCCCCGTCCGCGGTCTTCTTGGCGAGGCAGCGGTGCCGCGCGGCGAGAATCCGCGCCACATGACCGCTCGGCGCATAGTCCGTGTCATACTCATACCCCGTGCCGTTGTCAAGGTTCGAGACGTTCGCTCCGTCCGCCACCTCATCGGCGAACGCTATCACCGTGTATGCCGGCTGTATTATGTCCAGCTCCGGATATACGCCCCTGTACCTCGCCAGCTCCGCGTCGCTCAGGCAGCGTGTCATGCGCACCGTGCCACGCAGCCCCGAATGGGCGTTGTCGTTCGCCCCCGCCGCCGTGTATGTCCGGTATCTGCTGTACCTTTCCAGGATGGTCCCGTCATCCTCCATATCCACCTCTATGCTGAACCTCTCCAGCCTTCCCGTCCCCGCCGCCTTGGCCTCATGCAGGCGTTCAAGGATGGCGAAGCCGTCAATGCCGGGGCAGTTGTCAAAGCGGTAGCCCGTGATGTTGTCAACGCCCTCCAGTTCCAGACGGCTTTCCTCCAGCACCGTCATGTTCTCAAGGAGCAGCTCCGTCAGCGTCCCCGGCAGTGCCAGCTCCTCCACGGGCGCTCCCGTCGCCAGCGTCACCTTCTCCAGGCCGGTGCCGCTGAGCAGCACCCTCCTCAGACGGCTCTGGCGGCTCAGGTCAAGGGAGGCCACGTTGCCGTTGTCACCGTTGCGCGCTATATGGTTGTTGGTCATTATCAGCTCCTCCAGCAGAGCCATGGTCTCCGTGCCTGTCATGAACGACGCGTTGCGGTAAGCGCCCGGAGAAGTCACGCTCATGTCCAGCTTGACGAGGGACGTAAAGAGGCCGAAGTTGAAGCCGAGGGCGAACGCGTCCTCATGCCACACAAGTTCCCTTATCTTCTCCGCGCCGCTAATCTTCAGCGGGTCGTTCTCGTTGAACGCGCCCGTCAGGGTCAGCGTGTGCGTCCCGTTCGCCGCCACAACGCCGCTGTCGGCCTGCACGCCGTTCGAGGTGCTCAGCTGCACGCGGTATGGAATGGTGAGGGCGAACGACACCGGCGCGAGGACATGCCCGGCGTTCTGCGATGACGTGCTCTGGTACAGCTGCGCGCCACTCGTCGGCACGTAGCCGTACTCCACCTGTTTCAGGTCGTACCGCCTGCTGATGAAGTAACCCCGGTGCGCCTTCAGGTTACCCTTCATGCCGTATATCTGCGGATAGGTCTGCATAGTCCCTCCGCTGCCCACGGGCAGGGCGTTGAGGAACGGGTATATGTACTTGAAAATGCCGCTCTTGTTATACAGCCTCTCGCACCACCTGTCCATCTGCTCCTTGTTGAAACTGTTGAGGGCTTTCTGCACGGAGAACGCGCTGCGGAACGACGCGCCGCCGTTCACGCCCGTCGTCATCAGCGTCTCCCTCACGTCCGCGAAGTTGGCGATAAGCAGGTTCCACAGCCATGAGTCATGCCCCTGCATCACATACGCGCCGTTCCGCTTCGTCTGTCGGTTGTCGTCATATCTGCCCGTCAGCATACTCGTGTTGTCGTTGCCCAGCTGGCAGTCGCCGTCATACCATGTGGAGTACCAGATCCTGCCGTCCCATGTGCGCCAAAGAATGTTCTTCGCCATCTGGTCAACGCCGAGGTTCACGTCAACGAACATATAGTACGCAAGGCAGAAGTCCACGTCAAGGTACTCCCTCGCGTGCTCACGGAAGTATGCGCTCTGCCATTTAGCGGACGGGAACTTGTCGCCGTCGTCGGTGTTGTCCCAGCCCTTGAACGTTCCTGTCGCCGTGTCATAGCTCATATTCTTTCCTGCCGCCGTCTCCTTCACGCACTTGGCCACGAACGACATCAGCCTGTCGATTGACTTGTACATCTTGTCATACTTGTCTCCGGTGCCGAGATGCTCCTTCATGTTCGGCTCCTCGGCAGCGTCACCCTTGCCCGAGTTCCAGAACGTGTCCTTCGGGTGGTTCAGCTCCAGGCCTCCGTCAAAATGCTTGTCCATGAATGCCGTATGTTTGGCATCGGTTGACGGCACCCACTGGAACAGACAGCACGGGTTGGAGTTGTTCAGAGTCTCAATGGCGATAGGCAGGTACTCCTTGCGTCCCTCCTCGTCAGCCGTGAGATAGTCCAGCGTGTCACCCTCGCCCCATGTCTCCGTGCCGATGGTCTTGTCCTGACCGAAGATAGGATATGACTCCGACTTGTCGTTGTTCATGTTGTACTGACCATAGTACGTCAAGTCCTCGTCCTCCGTCCTGGCGGCGAACAGGTCACACGGTATGCCGTCAATGGACGCGCGGTAGTCGTCCGTCAGGCCGTGGTCTTGCGCGTACCGCTGCGCAGGAGTGAGCAGACCCATCTCCCTCATGCCGTCCGTGAAGAACTTCGCGCCGCCCGTGTTCGTAGTCATGGACGAGTCCGAGAAGTCACACTTCGGGCACGCCAACTTCACGCCGACGCTGTTCGGACGGAGCTTGAACACGTTTTTCTTGCCTTCCGTCCTTACGGGGTTCTTCTGTTCGCCGTTGCTGTCAATCTCGCCGTATGTCAGTATGGCCGTCCAGCCGCTCGCCGTCTTCTGGAAGTATATGCGCCAGTTCTTGCGTGAGTAGTTCACGGATGATGTACCCTGTATTCTCACAATGACATTCTCCGCTATGAACGACAGTTCAGGGTGCTCGCCGTTGTAAAAGATAATCTTCTTAACGAGTTTATTCGCCTTCTTGTCGTTCAGCTGCGCCAGCGCGTCCAGCACGTTCATCGTGTCGCTCGCGCTCGGCACCTCGCTCTCCACGCTGCCCGTGCCTATGAATATCAGGGCGGAGTTCTTGCGCTTCGGCATCAGCCCTAACAGCTTCTGCAGGCTCACCTTTCCGCTCTCGTCCAGCACGCGGTTCTCCTCGTCCAGTGTCCTCACGCCCTTCTCCTCCGCAGTGTCCTCCAAGTGGTTGCGGTCAACGATGTAGTTGTCAAGCGACTCGTCATCCGTCAGAGCCTTGTTGTATATGCGCACGTTCTTCACTAACAGGTCAGCGCCCACGGAGTTGAAGGTCAGCTCCGACAGTATGTCGAAGTTCACCTTGCCCGTCCAGCGAGAGGCGGAACTCTCCGTGCCGTCAACGTAGAAGCCTATCAGCGTCCGCTGCTCGTTGGTGCTGACGTTCGGGTAGAAGGTGTATGCCACCTTGATGTTCGTGTTCGGCTCAAACTTCGTTCCAACGCTGTCCTCGTACTCTATCGTCTCGCCGGCGTCCGTGGCCGTCGTCTTGACACCCGTCAGGAACTTCACCTCCTCGGGTGTTACCAGCAGGCCGTACCTGTTGCCGTTGGGCAGTGTGCCGAGGCATTTTATCAGCTCGGCCTCCGTATCGGTCACGTTGGCCGTGGAGAACTCTATCTCAAGCGTCATGCCCACGTCCGCTATGGCCTGTCCCACGGGCTTGTCGTCCTCGTTGAACGGGTAGTAGTGGCCGCCCTCTTTTGTCAGCCTCATGCTTGCACCGTTGGAGAGCAGCAGGCGGTCGTTGTACCATCCGCTGCCGGCGCCGTTCCGGTTCACCTGCCACAGCACGTTCTCAAACGCCATCTCCAGACCGCCGCTCTTC